TCGAATCTATTGGATATTTTGGGAAGCCTGTCGTGCTGATAATAGAAGCTTTGGAATGATATATCTAAAGATTAGACGTTCAGGATTTTCATTTATGTCTTCATCTGAATGTGTTAACATAGGCACTCTTGCCCGTGATGCACGTATAGGCATCTTGTCAAAGACAGGTGCTGATGCGAAGAAGATGTTTACAGATAAGGTCGTTCCAATCAATAGCCGTCTTCCGTTCTTCTTTAAGCCCATCATGGATGGCATGGACAAGCCAAAGACTGAGTTGGCATACAGGGTTCCAGCAGCAAAGATTACAAAGAAGAATATGTACGAGACTGACGATACTGATGTCGATGGTCTTGATACATCAATAGATTGGAAGAACACTGAAGACAACTCATACGATGGTGAGAAGCTATTGTTCTTGGCCCATGACGAATCTGCCAAATGGACAAAGCCTGTAAACATCAAAGAGAATTGGCGTGTAACCAAAACCTGTCTACGATTAGGTAGTAAGATTATTGGCAAGTGTATGATGGGTTCAACATCCAATGCGCTTTCAAAAGGTGGCCAGAACTATAAAGATATCTACGAAGACTCAAACGTAAAATACAGGAACGCTAACGGTCAAACCAAGAGCGGGCTGTACGCCCTATTTGTTCCCATGGAGTGGAACATGGAAGGCTTCATTGACATCTATGGTCACCCTGTATTTAAGAAGCCCACAGCCCCTATAAAAGGTGTTGACGGGAATCTAATTAATAATGGCGCAATAGACTATTGGGATGCTGAGGTTGATTCATTGAAGAGTGATGCAGATGCATTGAATGAATTTTATCGTCAGTTTCCACGCACAGAGTCTCACGCATTTAGAGACGAGAGCAAGTCATCTATATTTAATCTGACTAAGATATATCAGCAGATTGATTACAATGACTCAATGATTAAGGAGCACTATATTACTAGAGGGTCCTTCTCATGGAAAGATGGAATTAAAGACACTCAGGTGATTTGGACTCCCGACCAAAGGGGTAGATTTATTATGAGCTGGGCACCACCTAAACATATGCAAAACAATGTTCACGTACGTAATGGAATTAACTATCCCGGCAATGAACATCTTGGGTCATTTGGATGTGATTCATACGATATATCTGCTGTGGTTGGCGGACGTGGTTCTAACGGAGCGTTACATGGAATGACTAAGTTTCACATGGACGATGCTCCTGTAAATGAGTTTTTTCTAGAGTATATTGCAAGACCTCAAACTGCTGAGATATTTTTTGAAGAAGTACTGATGGCTTGTGTGTTTTATGGGATGCCTATCTTGGTAGAAAACAATAAGCCAAGGTTGCTGTATCATTTAAAGAATAGGGGCTACAGAGGTTTTTCAATTAACAGACCGGACAAACAGTTTGCTAAACTGACAAAGACTGAACGAGAGTTAGGCGGAATACCTAACTCGTCTGAGGATGTGAAGCAATCACACGCATCGGCAATCGAGTCTTACATTGAGAAATTTGTAGGTCTAGATTTAGAAGGGAAATACAGAGAAGCTGATTTGATGGGCACGATGCCTTTTACAAGAACGCTTGAAGACTGGGCTAAGTTTGACATAAACGATAGAACTAAATTTGATGCTTGTATTAGCTCAGGGCTGGCTATCATGGCGAATCAAAAACACCTCTACATTCCTGAAAAAAAAGAATCGAAATTAATTATTAACTTCGCTAAATATAAGAACGAAGGGGTAATAAGTCAATTGGACAAATGAAGAATATAACAATCCAAATTAATTCAGTGTCTTTTCCTAGTCAAATAGCTACGGATGCTGAGAAGGCATCTGATACCTTTGGTTTACAAATAGGTCAAGCTATACAATATGAGTGGTTTCGTAAGGACGGGAACTCATGTAGGTACTATGGACAATGGCAAGATTTTCGCAGATTAAGATTATACGCAAGAGGTGAACAGCCGATTGGTAAATATAAAAATGAGTTAGCAATTGATGGAGACCTATCTTATTTAAATCTAGATTGGACTCCTGTTCCTATTATACCAAAATTTATTGATGTAGTTGTCAATGGTATGTCTGACCGTTTATTCAAGGTTAAGGCATACGCTCAAGACGCTATGTCTCAAGCAAAGAGGAGTAAATATCAGGACCTGATTGAAGGTCAGATGATAGCAAAGCCTGTACTTGAAATTATTCAAGATGAAACAGGTGTGAATCCTTTTATGATGGAGCCTGACCAACTACCTCAAACAGATGATGAGCTATCACTTTTCATGCAGCTTAACTATAAGCCTGCTATTGAGATTGCTGAGGAAGAAGCCATCAACACAATCTTTGATGAGAATCATTACGATGACATTAGAAAAAGAATAGACTATGATTTGACTGTAATTGGCATTGGTATCGCTAAGCATGAGTTTCTTCAAGGAGCAGGAGTTAAGATTTCTTATGTAGACCCAGCTAATGTGGTCTACAGTTATACTGAAGACCCATTCTTTAAGGATTGTTTTTATTGGGGAGAAATAAAGACTCTTCCAATTGGTGAGCTAATGAAGATTGACCAATCGCTCACCAACGAAGACTTACAGCAAATAACGCAGTACAGTCAGTCTTGGTATGACTACTATAATGTGGCACAGTTCTATGAAAACAGTATGTTCTACAGAGACACCTGTACATTATTGTATTTCAATTATAAGACCACCAAAAAGATTGTCTATAAGAAAAAGAATTTTGAAGGTGGTGGCTCTAGAGTAATTGAGAAAGATGACACCTTTAATCCTCCTGCAGAAATGATGGAGGAAGGTACCTTTGAAAAGATTGAGAAGACCATTGATGTATGGTACGAAGGTATCATGGTAATGGGTACTAATATGTTGTTGCAATGGAGGATGTCTGAGAACATGGTTCGCCCAACTTCAGCATCACAACACGCATTACCAAACTATGTGGCCTGCGCTCCTCGTATGTATAAGGGGTCTATTGAGTCATTGTGTAGAAGGATGATTCCTTTTGCTGACTTGATTCAAGTCACCCACTTAAAACTACAGCAGGTCATTGCACGTACTGTGCCTGATGGTGTATTTATTGATGCCGATGGATTAAATGAAATTGACTTGGGAACAGGCAATGCCTATAATCCTGAGGATGCCTTACGACTATACTTTCAAACTGGTAGTGTTATTGGGCGTAGCTATACACAGGATGGTGAATTTAATAATGCTAGAGTTCCTATTCAGCAGCTTACATCCAACTCAGGCTCTGCTAAAACGCAGATGTTGATTACCAACATGAACCATTACATTGACATGATTAGGTCTGTAACAGGACTTAACGAAGCAAGAGATGGTTCGATGCCTGACCCGAATTCTCTAGTTGGTCTACAGAAGTTAGCGGCTCTTAACTCAAACACAGCAACAAGACATATTCTTGATGCATCATTATATGTATTCCGTTCATTATCTGAAGCCCTAACTTATAGAGTAGCTGACATACTAGAGTATTCTGATTTTGCAGAAGAGTTTGCAAATCAAATAGGAAAGTATAACGTATCAATCCTTAATGAGATTAAGGACTTGTATATTTATGACTTTGGCATATTCATTGAGATTTCTCCTGATGAAGAGCAGAGGGCTCAGCTTGAGGCTAATATTCAAATAGCTTTGTCTAAAGGCGATATTAACCTTGAAGACGCAATTGATATTCGTGAGATTCGTAACTTGAAACTTGCCAATCAATTGTTAAAGCTAAAGAGAACTAGAACTCAAGAGCGTGAAGAGAAAATGGCTATGCAGAAGCAGGCCATGATTGCTCAGCAACAAATGCAGTCTCAGCAGTTAGCAGCAGAAACTGCCAAGCAAACTATACAAATGGAGACTCAAGCTAAAATGCAAATAAAGCAAGCTGAGGTTGCATTTGATATTGAGAAGAGTAAAAATGAGGCTATGCTAAAATCTCAGTTAATGAGAGAAGAGTTTAACTATAACCTTCAGATAAGAGGCATGGAGATTCAGGACTTTAATCAGCGAGATAAAATGAAAGAGGATGCCAAGGGTAAAAGGATTAGTCAGCAGAACACAGAGCAATCAAAATTAATTAACCAAAGGAAAAATAATCTTCCTCCATTAAATTTTGAATCAAACGAAGACAGTTTGGATGGCTTTGATTTGGCAGAATTTGAGCCTCGATAAAATGTTAAAATAATTAATTAAGTTTGTAAAAATAAAATCTAATAAAATGGAAATGAAAGTAAGGGCACTAGATGCTATCGAGCCTAAAGGGGTAAGAGAGTTAGAAAATGAATTGATTGAAAAGCATGAGCAGTCATTAGAAAGTAATGACGATAACTTTTCATCAGGTAATGGAAACTCTATTGAAGAGCCGGAGCCTGTCGGACTTAATTTAAAAGATGAGGACGTTCTTTCATACCTTGGTAAAAGATATAACAAGCAGATAAATTCTCTTGATGATTTGGTTTCTGAGCGTAATAACGCAGAGCCTCTTCCTGATGATGTAGCTGCTTATTTAAAATATAAAAAAGAAACAGGACGTGGATTTGAGGATTTCTTGCAATTGAAGAAAGACTTCGATGTAATGAGTCCCGAACAACTTCTTAAAGATTACCTTACGTCTACTCAAGAAGGATTAGACAGTGAGGATATTGAAGCTTTAATGGATGACTATTCATTTGATGAAGATTTAGATGATGAGTCTACCGTTAAGAAAGTTAAGATTGCTAGAAAAAAAATAATTGCTGAGGCCAAGAAATACTTTAACGCTCAGAAGGAAAAATATAACGTGCCACTTGAGTCAAGTTCGGCATTTGTTCCTAATGAAGAAAAAGAAATTTACGAAAGCTATAAGCAATATGTTAAAGAGGCGAAGACTATAGAGGAGGAAACTAATAGAAAGCGTAGATGGTTTGACCAAAAAACCGATGAGGTCTTTAGTAAAGATTTCAAGGGATTTGAGTTCAACATCAACGATAAGAAAATCATGTTTTCACCGGGAGATGCCAATGAGTTAAAAAACATTCAGTCTACCCCACAGAATTTTATAAATAAATTCTTGGACGAAAGCGGAATGGTTAAAGACGCATCGGGATACCACAGGTCACTAGCCATGGCTATGAACCCTGAAAAGTTTGCCAAGTTCTTTTATGAGCAAGGATTGTCAGATGCTACTGATGATGTTACTCGTAAAATAAAGAACATTAACATGACGGAGCGTAGAGCTCCAGAGGTTGGCAAGTTCACAGGAGGAATGCAGGTGAAAGCGATAAACCCTGACTCAGGAAAGAATCTGAGAATTCGCAGCGCAAAAAAAATGTAAAAACTAAAAACTAAAAAACAATGGCAAGTGCATTATTAAGCAACCCCACCTTCGCTTTGCAGCCAGCTGCTGAGCAAGTGGCGTTACAAACAAACTATATTACCAACTTTGATTTCTTGAACCAGTATCTACCTGATACTTATGAGAAAGAATTTGAGCGTTATGGTAATAGAACAATTGCTTCCTTCCTAAGAATGGTTGGAGCTGAGATGCCTTCAAATTCTGACCAAGTTAAGTGGGCAGAACAAGGTCGTCTACACATTAAGTACACAAATATTAGTTCAGCTGCAGCAGCAGCAGCAAATACAGCAACTT